GAATTTTCCAGAATACAAGACGTGTTAAACACTGAAACAGCAAGAGATTTTCTTTTTAAACGTGGAACTGAATATGCATTAACCTATATCTCAAGTAGAAATCGATGACTTTATAAACATTTTAAGTGTATCCACGTTTGGTTTTGCATCATATTCGAATGTTGTGTCATTGTATACTAATTTTATCGTAGGGTATGCGGATACATTATATTTTTTTGCCGTGTTTGCATCTTTTTCACAATCAATGTACCTATATAGTATCTCTACATCGTCTATTATGGGATAATTACTTTTCATTTCGTCCATAACAGGTGCTGCTTCTTTACAATATGGACACCAAGTTGTGTAAAAATATAATAGTTCTGCGGTGTCACCCTTCTTTTTTTTTGGATCGAATTCCCTATTATCTGAATAATCTGGCGTAGAATATTGTTTTACATATCTCGTATATACCATATAAGTTATTACAATCATAACAACCAATGCAATAAGATACATCCCCCATTTCACATATGTAATATATAATGTCGACTGCATATAGATAGATACTATAATAATAGAATATAATAATAACGTAAAGATAAATCAATATGAATAGTTATATGATTTTCAGGGACATAACAGGTACTATATACGAGATATGTAGGTCTGATTACAGGATGGACTATACCTATTATTGCTCTATACTTAAAATGTATGGCATCACATATTGTCCTAAACATACAAAAATTGAGGATATTCTATATTAATATTTGTTTTATACACATATTATATATGAAAACACGAAAGAATAAAAAGGGTATTGTGTTCACACGCAAAAACTATAAAAGTAATGACGGTATGTTAACCTCTATATGGGGTCCAAGTATGTGGCATTACTTACATACAATGTCATTTAATTATCCAGAGCACCCGTCAAATGAAGACAAAAAACATTACTTTAAATTTTTGAAATTATTGCCACATGTTTTGCCGTGTGGGAAATGTCGTTCAAATCTTAGGGATAATATGAAAACACTTCCGTTAACAATGCGAGATATGAAATCAAGGTCAACATACTCTTTATATATATACAGACTTCATGAATTAATCAATAAAATGTTAGGAAAGAAATCAGGACTCACATATATTGACGTTAGAGACAGATATGAACATTTCCGGTCTAGGTGCCCTAAACCCGATAAAGATAAAATTAAACACGAAAAGGGATGTGTTGATCCATTAAAGGGAAAAAAATCAAAATGTATATTGAAAATTGTCCCTGAAACTTACAAATGTGAAACACTCAAGATAGTATAATAAAATATTATCATATATTATAATGTCAACCAAAAAGGTGGATTCAAATGTGAAAGTATTTTACACATTACTTAGCATGTTGACCCAATTTGAGATTGATAAGAGATTGTCAAATAAAGGTTCGCGTGTCAAATCAAAATGTGTGCAATTGTCTCAGAGGAAACCCGTAACTCGGAGACGCAGACGAGGCACTGGGGTTCGAGGACATAAACATATGCAACAAAGTCAAAAACATAGGATTAGAGGACGTGACCCTAGGCGACAAAGTCAAAAACCTTGGGGTCGAGGACCTAACCCTAGGCAACGCGCTCGATGGAGTGAAAAACAAATACCTAAACCATCAGTTCAAGATGCCGTATATTCCGGGGGAACACCAGGAACATCAGGATCAGGCACATCTGGAAGTCGGTCTAGAAGTCGGTCTAGAAGTCGGTCTAGAAGTCGGTCTAGAAGTCGGTCTAGAAGTGCAGTTGAAGACCTGTTTTCAACTGAGTCGAGGTTGGCTATTGCATGTTTATTGGTTATTTATACATTTGGTCGGCACGCACTACTGGACATATGTACACCATATTTAGTAATATTTATATCAAAAGTTGTTGGAATAGATGCTACCGGGGACCTTAGTAGTCGAGGTATAGAGCCACCGTGTATAGGTGGCGACCATTTTGTACGAGGATTCTTTAATGCGTTTGGAATTGGCGAGAGTTGTGGCGACATTGATAGAAGAATAAACCGTCTTATCGATAGTGAAATGAATATTCTTTTGAGAACAGTTATTGCCGGAACCGGTGGTAATGCCGAAGATATTAATATGGATTTGTTTGAGGGCGCAATTGTTTTAATGGCATATACCATATTCTTCAAATTGTTTAAGTCTATACCGGGGGCTTTAGGTAGTGTGAGAACAGGTGCAGGTGCTATTGCGAGAACAGGTGCAGGTGTTGTGGTAACAGGTGCAGGTGCTATTGCGAGAACAGGTGCAGGTGTTGTGAGAACAGGTGCAAGTGTTGTGATAACGACTCTATATATGTTGTTATATTTGTTAGGTATTGTTGATATTGACCAAGCACGTAATGCACAAGAAAATTTTGCGATTTTAATTACTAAATTGACTCAACTAAGTATTAAGGACTTATTCTATTGTCGGGAGTACTTTACACGACTTGCTGGAATTCAAGATAGAGATGATGATGCACTACTAGATGATGATGCACTACTAGATGATGATGAACTACTTGCACTACTAGATGGTGTACTACTAGATGATGACGCCCAAGAAGCAGCACAAAGATTAGTAACATCACCAGCAACATCACCACCATCACCAGCAGCACAAAGATTAGTAACATCACCACCATTACCAGCAGCACAAAGATCAGCAACACCACCAGCACCAGTACCAGCAGCACAAAGATCAGCAACACCACCAGCAGCACAAAGAGCAGCAACACCAGCAGCAGGAAAAGTAATGAAACTTGCATCCAATATGGCAGGAAAACTGGCGACTCAGGGTAATATATATCAACATGTTTCTAATAATCTAGGAAAGGCATTCGTTGCGAGTGCGGGTACATCAGGAGCGAGTGCGGGTACATCAGGAGTTAAAAGACGAAGGTCTGAACATGCTCCACAAGGCGAATCCAGTTCAAAAGTTAATAAAGTTGTTCCTCGTGGACAAAGTATTTAAATACAGACTAGTATTGATAATAACTCGTTATCATGAATATAATGTCATATTGATATCTGCAGTCGACATCAATGATATTATAGATGAATAAGAATCATAATAAATAAAGCAACTAATACATTAAGTTGAATTATACTTACATCATATTAGGGATACATTATCAATATGCATTTACATCTGTTATGATTGGTACAGAAACAGGTTGATTACCTGACTCAATTTCAACCTTTTTACATTCAAAATTTGACTCTGGACATCTCCCACACGGAGGACATTCAGGACAAGGTTTCTCTCTCTCTCTTAATTGATATGCTGGACATACTGGACATACTGGTGGAACTATTTGGGTTTTAAGAATGTAATCATTCATATCTATAGATTTTTTTTTGTATTTTTTCTTTGCGTGTTTGTATCTATTGTTGCATGTTTTCATTCCCTCAGTTTGTTTATATCCAAAATACCCGGTGACAATTAGTACGAATAATAATACAATTACTACTAACACACTACAAGTATTCTTCATTATACATAATGAATATAAAATATTATTTATTTTGTAATCATTATGTATAATGAAACCCGACACATTAATAGTAGAATTTGTAGGCACCATATTACTTGTATTTGTCATTCTTTCAACCCAGAATCCATACGCAATTGGTGCTACATTAGCGATAATAACCGCAATTGGTAAAGAGATATCGGGTGGGCATTTCAACCCTGCAGTTACAATATCCCTTATATTCGCAAATAAGATTGAAATTGGAACATTATTGCCATATATTTCCGCCCAAATATTGGGTGGTATGGCAGGATATCAGATATATAAGGCTATTATATAAAAAAATTATTTATTTCATAAAATAAATAATTAAAACCAATCATATTCAAAATTTCATTACATTTATAAATGCATACATTGTCAATATAGAGAAATATGTTATGGCAATTCTATTTACGATATATACATCGGTTGGGGTATCACATCTATTCGTAAACCCTATTTTGAATGCCTTTTTCATTTTTTTTCCTGTCTTGCCAATACTCTTTTTTATTTTTTTACTTCTTTTGCCGACATCCTTTTTGAATTTGTTTATTGCTTTCCCTACTTTATTTTTACCTGCAGACTTTCGTCGATCCTTATCTGTTCTGCATTTTGCACGCGTGATTGGATTCTTATTTGTAGGAAACCAACAAGGTGACATGCGTTCAATATCCGTTCTAGAAACATATCTTGTCTCAAACCTCCGGATATTATCAATGTCAATTGTTTCCATTCTTATCTTCTTACATTTAGATGTATCAGTTGTTAATGCTGTAAATATACCCAATGGGTTAATGTTTGACATACCACTTATCATACCTGGCACTAATCCTCTAAAGGAGGTCTGATTATTATTCATAATTTTTACGGGACTTTGTGGTGGAAATTGTCCTGGTACATAATCTTCATTCAATTTAACAGTAGGAATAATTCCATCGGGAATATTATTGATATACATGTATCTGTCGACCTTTTCATCGTTGGATGTGACACATTTAGTTTTTGTAGATAAAAAATATTTATTTCCAAGCGGACCGCCAGTAACAGATGCTTTGCTTTTACCAGTTACAAGTAAATCAACATATGATCTCAATAGTTTTATATTTTTCTCAATTGCTTTCCCTTTTGGTTTTATACCCAACTTTTTAGGGTCCTTTATCATCATGTGATATGGATAATCATTTGATTTCTTAATAAGAACTTCTTCATCCTCTTCGAGTGGTGAATCATCGTCCTCTTCGAGTGAATCATCGTCCTCTTCGAGTGAATCCTCGTCCTCTTCGAGTGAATCCTCGTCATCGTCGGGTGGAGAATCGTCATCGTCGGGTGAATCATCGTCATCGTCGGGTGGAGAATCTTCATCGTCGGGCGGAGATTCGGAACCTGGTATAGATGTGTTGTCGGTGAAAACTGAATTCATACTAGTATCTTGTATAAGTGACGTCATATAAATTACCAATATTTTACTATTACGTTATTAATGTTAAAATGCATGTATATATTTCATTTTTAGTATATCGTCTACTAATTCAGGTACTGATATCTTGGTTGTGACGTATCTATCCGAATAATAATATTTCCATACAAAATCCTTCATGTATTCAAATAATGGGTGTTCAATTGCACCATTATATCCAGATGAATGATTTACAATTAATAAATCAATAAAAATAGATATGAATCCATATATGTCCATGTTATGTGATAAAATATTCCCTATGAATTTGTTTCTGTCTCGTGAAGTTGTATTATACGTATCCATTACCTTTTCCATATGACTTCCTAGTATATCACCGATTTTTGGATAATCCGTCTTACTCTTAAATATAACTTTTAATATACTATCTTCAATATATTCGAGTTGTTTAGAAAAATTGGAAAGATATTTATTGAAAATACTCGCACATTCAATTGCAGATTTACCTTTTATATTATAATGACCTACAATCTCAGGAAACGACTCATATATCGGAGACAATACAAGCGATGATATAAAAGGTGAATTCCATTGTATTGGTCGCATCCCACTATCTATAAATCGACTGGGTGTGCGGGTTGTAACGGATACACCCCAGTCAATAATCCGATAATACGATTTATTTGTTTTTGCATCATAACTATAGAGTATATTATCCGATTTTATATCATTGTGATATATACCTTTTGTCTTTAATTTTACAATTGCATTCAATAAAAGATCCACGAGATTATCGAGCGTATCACAAAACGATTGATGTAAATGTTTGTCTTTATCAAATTCTGAGAATATCATGGTATTAAGTATTGTTAGTAATGATACGCCACCATATGGAACATTTACTGATATTAGTTCACCGTCTGTTATTTTTTTATTTATTTTAGTCAGGTCGTCTGTTCCAAGCGACCCGGAACATTTTCCAATTGTTTTTGTGTATACGACAGGCAATGGATATGTATTGCATTTTGTTATATCATCAAGTATGAAATATTTTCTATAGTTGGGTATTTTTTTTACATATGATAATATTTTCTTGACGTTCTTATATTCCTTGATGCCATTTTTACGTGTCATTAGTTTTGATATTTTATCACCCTTTGTTCTACCTCTTCTTGATTTACATTTCAATTGGGGTCTGAATACACATCCATATCCACCAATTCCTATCACATCCCCACCAATCATATATATATTATGTATATAACTTTATACTAGCAATACAAACCGCTATTATTATAAATGTGACAATAACGTTATAATTTACTCTTATGTCACTATAATATGACGCTGGTTTACGATAGTTCAAATTATATTCATAGAGTGCATCTTCTAATGTAATCGCCTTTTTACCAAGAAGTACATTAAATCTATTATGTATGAAATGAACCCATTGTATCATTGATTCTCTGCTGTCTAAATATGGGGTTACCGGATATTTATTTATCATCTCAGCAAATTTATTACTATATGGTTCGCCAGGTAAAAACATTGGAAAATCCTGTATGAAATTATAATAATGTTTTTTGTCTTTTTCTGTTGCGATCACTGGGTAGGTTACTGCTATGGTAAATAATACAAACCAATAATGGGGTCCCCAAACATCTGGATCATAGTCCATTATAAAGTATTGATAAAATCATATATAAATATATACCAATATACTTAATCAATGTATTGTATAAATTGTGGATGTAACACTCATACACAAAGCAAATGTTATCACCCAAATATAAGTATGGGAGTTATCACGTACCGTGAACATTTGGATAGAGAAACCGAATTTCTTATGGTTAAACGAAAGGATACGTATGGGTATGTTGATCTTATACGAGGAAAATATCCCATCAACGACATTGACTATATAAAAATGTTGTTTGAAATAATGACTGTTTCAGAGAAGGAATCTATACGTGAAACGCCATTTTGTGATTTATGGTATGGGTTATGGAGAAATATTCAGGATGTAAAATATAAAACCGAATACCATAAGTCACACGAGAAATTTGTATCTCTTGTGAATGGGATTCATTCTGAAGATGGAACGTTGTACACATTGAATAGTATCATAGACAATACAACAACCGAATGGATTGAAGAAGAGTGGGGATTTCCAAAGGGAAAACGAAATTCAAATGAACGTGGAATACAATGTGCAATTCGGGAATTTGTAGAAGAGACTGGATACGATGATTATCATCTTAACATTGTCACCAATATATTACCATTCGCCGAAACATTTATAGGGTCTAATGGTAAAATGTACAAAAATTTATACTATATAGGTAATTATACCGGTTCTGATATAGACATATTAGATAGATTTCAGAAAAGTGAGATAAGCGGTATGAAATGGGTGCCTGAAAGTAATATAAAGGATATATTAAGACCATATGATAATAGAAAATTAGACATCATAACGAAAATATCTGCTATGTTGAAAGGAAATAGAAAAATTATACCATATATATAATGATAAAGTCAAAAGTTAAATCAACTACAAAAAGAGAACCTTCTAAAAAAAAGACGATACAAGTAAAAAAGAAAACTACCAGAAAGAGTATTAGTAATCCAATACCATATGAAGTTACAATTACGAACAATCCTCCTCATTTGTACCCCACGCTTGATGATCCTGACTTCAATCTAAAAATATCAAATAAAAAGGAGTTCAATGATAACAAATATGTTGGTACTATCAAAAAGAATATTGTAGAAGAATCTGATAGGTTATGCAATGTAGAATTTGAACTTTCACCGCATCAGATGTTTGTCCGGAATTTTATGTCATATCATACACCATACAATGGGTTATTATTGTATCATGGTCTCGGGAGTGGAAAAACCTGTGCATCAATAGGTATCGCAGAAGAGATCCGTGATCATTTAAAACAAATTGGCGACACTAGACAAACGATAATTGTTGCATCCCCCAATGTACAGGAAAATTTCAGATTGCAATTGTTTGACGAACGAAAATTACAACATATAGAAGGGAAATGGAATATCAATTCGTGTACAGGAAATAAAATGTTGCACGAGATTGACCCAACTGGTACACGAAATATGTCTAGAGAAGAAGTAATAACGTATATAAATCGTATAATAAAGACATCGTATCTCTTTATGGGATATGTTGGATTTGCGAATTATGTTGATAAAAAAATGGAAATTGATCCATCTATGTCGGAGGAGCATCGCGCAAGAATATTGAAATCAAAGATGAAAAAACATTTCACAGGAAGACTTATCATCATAGACGAGATTCACAATATACGAATGTCTGATGTGGATAAAGATAAACGTGTTGCAAATTCGTTGTCAAATCTTGTACAATATTCTGGTACAATGAAACTCGTCTTCTTGTCTGCAACACCTATGTACAATAATTACACTGAAATTGTATGGTTATTGAACATTTTAAACAGGAATGATAAACGCGAGGCGGTCGACATACGTGACATATTTGAACCGAATGGTTCATTTAAAACAGACCCCACTGGCGCCGAAATCGGTAAGGAATTATTTATGAGAAAGGCAACTGGTTACATATCATTTGTAAGAGGTGAAAATCCATATACGTTCCCGTATAGGATATGGCCGCGTGAATTCAATAATAAAATGGAGATTAATAGTGAAAATTATCCAAGTAAACAAGCATTTAATTCAAAACCAATACTTCAGGCAATCGAAACACTTTCACTGCATAAATCGCCTATAGGTGCATATCAAGAACGGGGATACAACATGATTATGAAATCTCTAATAGATAGTGATATATTTGTTTCAAAGAAATCCCAAATGTCATTTGAGGATATAGATTCATTTGGGTATACCTTGTTACAAAGACCTATGGAGGCACTTAATATAGTTTATCCGCATCCGGATTTTGACGATGATAATGAAATAGACCCAAAATATTTGGTTGGTAATGGCGGTCTCTCGCGTATAATGAGGTTTAAAGAGTCTCCTGATTTGACTAGATACGACTACGAGTACATAGATGAATCTAAGTATGGCAGGATATTTTCGCCCGATAACATTGGAAATTATAGCGGAAAAATTAATACGATATGTGAAACAATCATGAATTCAACTGGAGTGATATTGATATTTTCAAAATATATCGACGGGGGACTTGTACCTATGGCACTTGCACTCGAAGAAATTGGTATTTCAAGATTTAATAAACGTTCTTTATTTAAAACGCCTCCAACTGAACCAATTGATGGTATCTCATTGAAACCTCGTAAATACACCACTGGTAAATTTAAACCTGCGAAGTATGTATTGATAAGTGGCGATAAAGGATTATCCGAAGATAATCTGGAAGATATAAAGGCAGTTACAAATCATTCCAATAAAGACGGTGGTGACGTGAAGGTGGTGCTAATATCGGTTGCGGGTTCGGAAGGAATTGATTTATCGTTTATACGTCAGGTTCATATAATGGACCCCTGGTATAACATGAACAGAATTGAACAGATATTGGGAAGAGCAATTCGTACGTGTAGTCACAAATTACTACCATATTCACACAGAAACGTAGAACTATACCTATATGGTACTATATTAAGTGATATGGAGATTGAATCGGTAGATTTGTACATTTATAGGATAGCAGAACGAAAGGCGTTGCAAAGTGGACGAATTACACGAATATTAAAAAAATGTGCAGTAGATTGTATCCTGAATAAGGAACAGATGGGATTTGGGGTTGATGAGATGGATATTACTGTTACACAAGAATTATCGAGTAGAAAAAAAATTAAGTATCGGGTTGGGGACAGACCATTTAGTTCAGCGTGTGATTATTTGGAGGAATGTCAATATAAATGCAAACCCGATATGATTTCTGATTTTGACGTGTCGAATGATACGTACTATGAATCTTTCGCTAAAATGAATATTGAGAAGTTAATACAACGGATACGTTCATTATTCAAAGAAAAATTTTTCTACCGCGACACCGAACTGATACGTTCCATTAATATACTACGCAATTATTCTGTACTCGAGATAAATATGGCATTAACGCGACTTATTGAAGACAAGACCGAATTCATAACTGATGGATATGGTCGTATCGGCAGACTGATTAATATAGGAGATATCTATTTCTTTAAACCATTCGAATTATTGGACAACCATAGGGTATCAATCCATGACATATCGACACCAATTGATCATAAACACGATAAAATCGTAGTGTCGATCCCAGAACAAATTGAGAAATTAGTTCCAGAAGTATCTGGTGATAGAATTGTATTGATAGATGAAATGAATGAAAAATATATTAAGGCGTTCACTGCTACAGAGATATTAAGAGGTGAGAAAGATACTTATGTTTTCTTTAGTAAAATTATATCATTAATTGAAGATGTTTTAAAAGTAGATGAAGACACGCATCGCGCAGTTGTTACACACAATATTGTAGATATGCTCGAGTTCTCGGATATGATGGTTTTATTGAACCATGATACATGGGATGGTGATTTTATGTCTCGCGTCAAGAAATACATAGATGAAAATACTATATACGATAAAAAACATAAAATTTCAGGAATAATACTCCAAAATAAGGGCAAATATGTACTGGTCGTAAAGAGGGACACGGATGAAAAGTGGAGGGAATCCGAATACTCCGATAATGAGGACTTATCAATTGAGATAGGTAAACTGTCGAAACTTTACTTACCAATGATGAAAAAAATGAATAATGTAATTGGGTTAACAACGTCTGTGAGTTCTACTGCAGATAACAGAGTATTTAAGATAAAATATACAGATAATCCCAGGAATAATGGTGCTAGATGTGACCAATCTTCAAAACCAGACATTATGCGAGTCGTCCATCAAATTTCTCCAGAGTTTGACGATATAACACAAAAACTTAGTAAGATAGAACTTTGTGTACTACAGGAGATGTTGTTTAGATTGTATAATTTACGCAATAAAGACAAAAGGGTATGGTATCTTAATCCGGGATTATACTCATTCATAGTTAATTAAATTGATATAAAATTATATAGTGACATATTTCATACAATGGCGCAAATCGATGAAATTCCAGTGAATGACATATACAGTGTTTCTACTGAATGTACCAAAATACGGGTAAATATACGTGATATATCTTCAAAACGGGTACCTGGTCCTGACGAAGAGGTCCGTCCACGATTTGCGAAAGAAAGGGACACTGAACTCAAGAAAATGATACATAGCAGATTGAGTAATGAATTAGAAGGGAAATGTGGAGAAAATGGATATGTGCAACCGGGTTCGACGAATGTACTATCCATATCTGGGGGGTATTGTTTTGAAAACTATATTGTATTTGATGTCGTATATGAATGTATGATATGTTCTCCGGTTGAAGGGATGATATTGCAATGTATTGCGAGGGAAGTAACTGAGTCTGCAGGAGTCAGGGCAGAGTTGGATGATGTTAATAATCCAATGAAGATTTATATTGCACGCGATCATCATATTAAAAACGAATTATTCCATACTATAGCAATAGACGATGTATTAAAGGTACGTGTATTTGGGTCTAGATATGAATTAAATGATAAGCATATCTCAGTAATTGTAGAATTATTATCAAAAATATAGATGATTTAAATATACATTGTTATATACTATTAAGCATGTCTCTGGAAACTCTTAAAGAGAGAATAGAATCGATGACTGAATCACACCAAGAAGAAATACTGAAAATTTTTAATTTGTCGTCAGTCGAGGTAAGTGAGAATTCAAATGGTTCATTTGTAAATTTAACTCTTGTTGGTGCAGATGTCATCCAGAAACTAGAGACATATGCAGACTATGTAGACGAACAAACCAAGGAACTGGAGACGATTGAAGACGAGAAAAACCATCTAAAGACCACATTCTTTAAAAATAATGTGTAATTACTTAAACATATAGATATTATATTTGTAATGGAGACTGTTCGGATGTTACAAAAATTTAGGATTAACATTGATACTGATAAAATCAATGTAAATGAAAATAAAAAAACCTCTAGTAATAACATTAATGCGTATCGCCCAAAGACGTCTGATTCATTGTTGTGGTGCATGATGGCGCTCATTGAAGGTACATCTGAATGTAGTGATAATATGTCAACACAATTTAAATATGAAACATCCTTCAAATACAAACAAATTAATATATTGAGAGAGAAAATGTATGAACTTAAAAAATGTGGGTTGGACCCATTATTAATAGAAACCAACTTCATATCCGAAAAATATATGTCGTTTGATTCATTTAAGGCGATGTGTATTATTCATAATTTGTGTGTGATATATGTTAATAAGAATACATATGTTCGGGTAAACGGATGTATCGATGAATGCAACGATGGTGTCCCAACGCACATTGTAACAAAGGACGCAAACTATACGATGAATCGTGATGTAACACCGGAAGTAGTAGAAGCAGTGTGCAAACACAAGTACGAGATCATCAATGTGAAAAAACCGATCAATGGTATCGGGTCATATAAAGTCGACGACCTTCGTAAAATATGTGATAAAATAGGGTTAGAAACTACAACCAATAACAAAAATAAAACAAAAGTTGTACTATACCGAGATATATGTGCATTTATAGGACTATAAATAATTTTATATTAAATTGATATAAAATTACAATGATAATATATAATATATGTCAGTACGAAAAATGTCATTTGATGATGTTATTATAGGGTTCTTGGAAAAAAAGGAGGAGGACAAACGAATACATCAGGAACTTGAAATACGATTTGGTACAATGCGTAATGCGGAACCGATTACACGTACCCACTATGATGATGTTATTAAGCGCATTGTTTCGTCCGGATTTAAAATGATAAGAACCGAATATATGTTAAGAGTTATACCCGAATTCAAAGATAAATATGGAAATTTTAAAGTATCAAATCTCCGCGCTGAATTAAGTGGTCTTCCTGACATAAAAGAATACTGTAAAACCGATTCATATTCGACATTAACCCATAATATTATACAAAAGGTACAAACCAAAAACGAATCCGGAAATATATATTCTATTGATGTTCCTGATTATAATTTCAGAATGTCAGTTTCGGGGGAGAAACGTATTGATAAAGGTGACCGCATTCATACGTCATTAACCGATTCATGGGGGTCTGTTAAAAAAATGTTTAGGTACATTCAGCGATACACGTTTAGACACGATGATATGCCGTTCATACAGATAGACCTAAGTATTGTGAAAGAGTCTACTAAACGCGATAATATGATGATACCTACAAAGACCATCAAAGAATCAAATGTATTTGATAATAAGGTTAAATATGAGATAGAGATTGAGTTTGTGAATGACAATGTTGGGCGCGGTACACCGTATAATGAAATTCCCGCGATTATTCCTCTCGTAAGAAAGAGCATAAACCTTATCTTGTCGGGAATACAGGGAACTAATTATCCCATATCTATTTCTGAAAAAAGGTACGTCATTGAAAAATACAAGCAACTTATTGGAAGTAGGAACAAAAACCCGAATTATACGTCGGACTTTATAGGACCATCTTCAATGACATTGCAAATGACAAATATCATGGAACCATCTGCAGAATCGGTTACCCCTAATATACGGAGAGATTACACTGCGACAGACAAAGCAGATGGCGACCGGAAATTAATATATATTACACACGAAGGGAAGATTTATATGATTGATACGAATATGAATGTACAATTCACAGGTACAATAACAAGTAACAAGTCATACTATGAATCAGTTATAGACGGAGAACACATCAAGAACAACAAGGAAGGAGTATTTATAAATCTTTATGCTGCATTTGATGTATATTTTGTAAATGGAAAGAATGTAAGAAATCTGCCATTCGTTGTGAGTGGTTCACCAAATCGCCTAGAATTATTAACCGATCTAAAAAACAATACGAATATAGCACCTATCAATAAAACGCTCAAGACATCCCCATTAATGATAAAAGTAAAAGAGTTTCATATCATCAATGAAGCAACTACTATATTCAGGTGCTGCAGAGAAATACTTGAACGCGAATCTAAGGGTGGGTTTGAGTATAATATAGACGGAATTATTTTCACACCGACCAATCTAGGGGTAGGAAGTGAAATCATTGGAAAACCTGGTCCTATGGAAAAACGGGCGTGGAAACATTCATTTAAATGGAAACCTCCTGAATTTAACACGATTGATTTTATGGTTTCAACGATGAAAGATATTACAGGTACAAATGACAAGATAGACAGCATATTCAATTATGGTCAATCAAAGGGAGTATCTGATAATATATCCCAATATAAAACCGTTGTATTGCATGTGGGATTTAATGAACGTGTCCATGGATATTTAGATCCATGCAAATCATTAAGGGATGGTATATTTACAAACGGCAAGGATGATGGTTCTTATCGCCCAGTAAGATTTTATCCAAATGAACCATATGATGAATATGCTGGTCTATGTAAGATAGCATTGACCCATGTAAATGGAAACACGGAAGATTCGGTCATGATGACAAGTGAAGGCGATGTAATGGAAGATAAACAAATCGTTGAATTTTCGTATGATGCATCTGCCGATACGGGATGGAAGTGGAAACCACTAAGAGTACGTTATGATAAAACTGCCGAGTTACATGCAGGAGGTAAAAATTATGGAAATGCATACCATGTTGCTAATAGTAATTGGCATTCTATCCACAACCCAATTTCGATTGATATGTTATCAAGTGGAGTCGGTATCCCTACTGAAATAACAGATAGTGTATACTACAATAGGACAAATTCAAAATCAAACACAGAATCACTTCGGGATTTTCATAATCTATATGTTAAAAGTAAACTTATATCGGTTGTAACAAATCCAGGAGATCGGTTGATTGATATGGCGGTTGGAAAGGGAGGTGACTGGTCTAAATGGATACATTCTAATTTAGGGTTTATATTAGGATTGGACATATCCAAAGATAACATAGAAAACAAAATGGACGGTGCGTGTGCAAGAACACTTAATTATCATAAAAAATATCGTAGGATACCAAACGCAATATTTATGCATGGAGACACATCCAAAAATATAAAAGATGGAACTGCTATGTACACTGAAACGGACAAGAATACATTAAAATCATTATTTGGTATATCAAAGAATAAGAGTGATTTAGAAGGAGAATGGGTTAAGAAAAATGTAGGTATATGCAAGGACGGATTTGACGTATCTTCAATACAATTTGCGTTGCATTACATGTTCGAGAGTGAACGAAATGTTCTTGAATTCATACGAAATGTATCGGAAACGACAAAACTCGGTGGATACTTTATTGGGACTTGTTATGACGGAAATGCGGTATTTGATTTACTCCGAACAAAAGACATGAATGATACATATACAATTATGAATAATGGTAATAAAATCTGGGGCGTGACAAAAAGATACGATAATGATGAGTTTATTGGTGACAATACATCGGTTGGGTATGCGATTGATATATATCAAGAATCAATCAACAAAGTATTTCGGGAATATCTTGTTAATTTCGATTATCTCGACTATATACTTGAACATTTTGGGTTTGTTATGTTATCAAGGGAAGAACTGGATGAAAAGGGAATACAATCGTCGAGTGGTTCATTTCGTGATCTATACAAAAGTATGAGCGATGAATGTAAAAAACATCCAACCTCATCATATCGTTCCGCAATGGATATGACAAAGGGAGAAAAGGATATATCGTTTCTAAATCGATACTTTATATACAAGAAAATACACAATGTTGATGCACATAAGGTCGTGGATGTATTATATAAGGGGGACCCCATTAGTATCTCATCTACAATGAAGACTGTATCTAAACCAGAGACAAAAAAGAAGACATCGTCTAGTGAACCGAGTGCAGAGACGCCAAAAGTTACCAAAATTAAAGTACCGAAACAAGGTAAAAAGAAGACAAAGACGCCGGCGGAAGCACCTGCACCAGCGGAAGAACCAGCACCAGCGGAAGAACCAGCACCAGCGGAAGAACCTGCACCAGCACCAGCGGAAGAACCAGCACCAGCGGAAGAACCTGCACCAGCGGAATCATCTACGGTTATGGGGACAGAAAAATCGGATGTCTCGAGTGGTGCGACGCGAAAATCTAGTGATCCTCCAAGAAAAATACAAATTAAAAAAACAAGAAAAAAAATCGTTATCAAGGAGACAACTAAAAAATAATATATTAAAAACAACCAAATATAATTATATAATGCTCATATTTAGGTTACCATCATTTATATCATCTCATATTACATTTTCAAATGACAATGAATTAGTCAATCAATCTGGTTCAATAAAGATGATGTTTACAAGCATAGATAAACAAAAATTCAATGAATTGGATAAGTATCGGAAATATACATATCCATATGAATGTATGAGTGATGTTGTATGTGGAAATAATTATACAAATGAAACATATTCGACTTGGGAAATACTTTCTTATTTTAATGTAATAAAGAACCCATCAAGAGTTGTATACATATCCAATAATGTTGATCCAATACGCCACCTAATCCAACAGCACCATGACATAAACATCTCTCATATATTGACAGATGATATGGCACAATTTATTTATATGTGTTCGGATTATACCAACAATACTAAAAAATTCAGAGAATGGTTCGATGAAAAAAACGGAATATATGATATAATAATTGCATTCCCTAAATACAACTCGGAACATAACGTTATAAATACACTGGCAATGTCTATTATCACACAAGATGTTGGTGGGTCACTTATTATTGAACTACCAGACATTAAATCTACATTGTCTATTGATATCTTATATATACTGAGTTCATTGTACGAAGATGTTTTTATAGCAAATCCTGAAATTTCAGACAAATATAAATCAAATCAATTAATATACTGTTACGGGTTAATTAAAAATGTATCATTTGATTTTATATTGAATATGATGCATTTGATAGGAAAACCACCACATTGTTCACGTATCATAAATAACTATATCCCATATACAATATTATCAACCATATCTAACGCAGCATCAATATCTGAAAATATAATGATTATAGAGATGAACGATTCTATACGGATGGCGCATAATAAATTTAATCCGATGGTAGACATAAACAAAAGGAATATCTCAAAATGTATTAAATGGTGCACGAAATACAAGATACAATACAAATAATCACCCTGTACTAACATTCTCAATCATCTCTATATCGTGTTGTATTATATACAAGACAATACATCTCGCGCGGTCCACTGAAATGCAGAGGACATATTCGTTTACGAATTAGTAGTTATTGCGAATAATTTCGGAATGGTTAACATTTTTTCCCTAAATTTTCTGAAATAATAATGACAATGACTACAAAAAGAGTAGGACAATAATCCACTTATACTAAATACACCAACACTAAACGATAAAATTACGCCAAAATATGTCAGTTCATATCCAAATCTAGATGTGCCACTACCGGGTGGACGTTTATTGAGTATACTATTAATATTATTATAAATATTATGCACTATTGGTATTCTAAATGTCGTCATAACGATACTACAAACTAATAAATTAGGTTTAAGTTATTATATACAAGTTAATTTTTTACCATTGCGTCTACATAACCCCAATGTTAGATTATTTTCCTTTGACTTGATGTTATACGATGGGGACCCATACACCATAGTCGCTGAATTTAGACCATATGTTTTCGATAATGAATTTAGATTGCGTCTCATTGTATTATTCCTCAATCGATGTATTCTGGACGATGAATCAACTGCACCCTGAACACCAAATTGTTTGTTGTTTGGTTTATATATAGTGGTGCAAGAGGTATTGCAGTTTGTCATGCGACGCACCTGGGACCCATCTGGATTTGATGACGGGTGTGCTGTATAATCAATGCCAGTTATAACGTTACCTGACATATGTTGAGAATATAGGGAACATCTTCGTCGAAGTAATTCAGACGTAGAGTTACAATATTTATGATTTATCAATGTTGATTTATTGTTGTTAGCATCGACTAAAACCCTTGCATTTGTCATACCACTTCTTATGCCTTTATTTGGACCTATATTGCAACATTTATCTTTGTATGGTATTAGATGTGTAATCTTAGTATTGCAGTTTGAATCACACAAAGATCTTCTGTAATGATGTATAGGATTAGGTTTCCCGTTACCGGGTCCAGAACCTTTATGTAATTGACGGACATATTTCGGTATTTTCTCAGATAATGTGTGTTCGGATGCCTTCCAATGTATAGCCGCCATTATATAAAGTATATATAAAATACAACTATATATTATGGGTTATACAGATATATTCGTAAATATATTGTCTATAGCAATAATTGCATTTTTACTATACGTTTCTATGTATAATAATACTTCATTCCGGTATGATGAGATGGTAGAAGACAATACTTCTCCAGTTCCAATAAATAATCTAACTAGTGAAATTAATAATCTATTTGACATTAAGTGGTCGTTTGATTCACTTCAGTTAATGATTGATGAACATTCAGACAATGTCAGAAGCATTATGGGAGAATCAAGAATATATTAAATATATTTGGTGCCAAATGGTTTAGAATTTTCATTGTCGCGTCCAGCTATTTCCATACGGGTCCATCCATTCTTTCGTATATAGTCACTAATTCTTTTATTCTCTGTCATATGTTTATGCCATCCAATCTGATTTATAATATTCCAACATCTATTATTTACATGTCTGACTCCATTTAATACTGCCTGTTCTTGAGGTTCGAATGTGTGTGTACATAATTTTCGCTCACGTTTCTCACCACCTTGTTTTATTTTTCCTAATACCGCCTTTTCAAAATCAGGATTGAACATATCTTTGAACGCCTTAACCGAATTAGTCTCTCTCTCTATGCCAGGTTTACCAGTTGCATCGCCAGGTTTACCACTTTTAGCATCTCCTGGTTTTTTATCAGACCTTGATAATCTAGGTCCACGGTCCTGTGATATCATTGATGCTGCTGATTTTCTAGACTTATCCTTACGTTTCTGCGCCATTTCTTTCCTTTTTTTTGCCTTTCTTTCCCTTTTTGCTTTTGCTGTTGCCTTTTTTGCTCCTTTTGTTACCTTTTTTGCTTTTGCTGTTGCCCTTTTTGCTTTTGCTGTTGCCTTTTTTGCTTTTGCTGTTGCCCTTTTTGCTTTTGCTGCTCTTCCCTTTCTACTTCTCATTCCTCTTCTTCCTGGTCCTCCTCCTATAAAAGGGGCAGGATGAATTTCAGTGGATGTGGTATCGTCATTAAGACCCATATATATTATATATTTAATATTATATAGATATAATATGACACCTGGATTTATTATAATACTTATCACTATATTCTTCATAATGAATACATATAACGATGGAAAATATGTAACTATTCTGAAAACATGGACGAAATATTATAAAATGGCAGGAATTGGGTTTTTCGGATTATCAGCGTATCTTTTTATAAAAAAGAACCCTTCTGATACAAGAACGATGCTATCCGCTGCATCCGGATTAATGAAACATATACCACTTGATAAGGATACAGCAAGAATTATTAACCCAGTAATGGACTTAACTGGTATGAACAATATATCAATCCCACAACAAGGCGAATCTCGTATCATTCATTCTGGTAATTCAAATTCAAAAAGATGTGTAAGCGAAACAAAAAAGAAGTATGTAGCATCACAGCAAGAATGGAAATGTAACGGATGTGGAAATCAGTTGAATGCGTGGTTTGAAGTCGACCATACGATTCGCATCGATCAAGGAGGATCTAATAACATCGATAATCTAGTTGCTCTATGTCGTGAGTGCCACGGAAAAAAAACTGCATTCGAAAGGTTCTAAATATAATACTTTCTATATATAAAGATGAGTGGAACAGATAAAATTACTCCGTCAATAACTGCTACAACCACGTTTATAGCGGAAAATTTTGCGGAACTTAAAACCAAATTTGCGGAAGTTAAAACCAAATTATTGGTCCCCATATATGACTGGACATTTGGTTTGTTATCCGAGATATTTAGCGAAAAAATTAGGTATGATACACCAATGAAAATAATATGTAATAATGGATATCTATTTTTGTTGTCCAGTATTCTACACATCATTATTTTAGCAGTTATATTATTCAAATTAAATATATTTAAGGTCAATACATCTTACCCGGAACTAACCGTCATAATGTTTTCATTATTCATCTTATCAAAAATTATATTTTCATTATATATATATTCCAATAAACGTTGTGGGACTGGTGAGAACACACAAACTGGTGCCGAAGTACCATCAAATACTTTAGTGACAAAGTTTTTCATTTATGAAAGTATTGCATTGACGTTTGGATTTATTATATTAACCTTTGTTGTGGGTGCAATTATACTCGGATTGAAATATGCATCGAACAACGATATTGGAATGTTCGTATTACTAATTGCCATATTTATTGCATCAATATCCATCTTAGTTATTATGTCATTATTGATATATAAATATTATATGTCTGCTAAAAATAAAGAAAAGGTATTTTTGTTTTTAAGAACAATCTTCGATTATATACCATGTCTAATGACGGACATGAAGGAATTTATTAAATCGTCATTATCTGATGTAACTATCGTATCAGTTGGTGTTATATTTATGGTGACTGCTTATCTTGCCCTCACACCATTATATAACGTAATATCGTCGAAAATTAATGAAAAATATCTCTTCAATGGACCAGTATATATAAGCAAGAATACTAACGTAAATGTCCCACCTAAATATGATAATACCGATGGTTCGTCTAGTTCATATAGTATATCGTTTTGGTTTTGGATCACACCCCAACCCATCGGTACAAGTAGCGCTTATAGTAAATACACGAATATATTAACCTATGTCGGTAAACCACTAGTTGAATATAATACAGAATTGGATACATTGAGGGTATCGTCACTTGGAGACAAAAGAGAAGATGATCCCATGGTATATTCCACAAAAAATATTCCTAAACAAAAATGGAATCAATTCGTAATGAATTATGACGCGGGTACAATGGATATTTTTATTAATGGTGAACTTGTAACATCAAAAAATCAAATGGTTTTGGGTTCCCGTGTTGGGAATATAAGTATAGGTGAAACCAATGGTATTGAAGGTGGTGTTAGAAATGTTGACTATTCCGAAACACTATTAAACGCGAGAGGTATCAAAATGTCGTATTTTATAAACAGTTTGTTGTTTAAACTCGAGAATTAGGAAATTTGAAAATTCATTATATTCATAAATATAATGAAAATGTTTTAGTATACGCTTCCCATATGTCCGATATCCGAATATGACGCTGGTTCTGGTGCATTTGCATTTTCGCGTCTTGAAATATTTGCACCACACGATGCAGTTGGTTGCCTTTTTACGTTATTTATCATCCTCTTATTATATGGTAGCGTTGTTGCCGCATTCATCAACATTTTCTCATTGCACGAACAAAAGAAGAAATATACAATGCATCCCCCTATAAATAATAAGAGGACTACAATATCAAGTCTCACTTCTTCATTAAATAATCTGACCCCCATATATATTATGTAAAGAAAATGTTAATACCATCTTGATTCTGGGAAAAATTTCTCAATTCCCTTGTTGTAATCCCCGACATTTATGTTATATATGTTCATATTTCCAGTATTTGTAACCAAATTATAAGATTTCTCGGGCGATTGAGTTTTCCTAAATTGTATATCTATATCATCCACTACTATATTTCCGGTTGAATCAAACAAATGAACACCATCCTTATAATATGAGAAATAATCCAGGTCTTTACTCATAATCGAAACAGTTGTGGTAACAACAGAATCGTCGCCCAGTACATCTCCATTCTTTACGTCTTGAATTGGGACAATATTTCCATTCTTTAGCGTAACAAGTGTGTCGCCATGATACCCCGTATCAAAGTACATATGCACATCCTTTAATTTAATAATGTTCGGTGTTCTTCCAGTACAAATATCAACGTTAGTTAATTCGGAAAGGTCATCTATGGTTATCTCGTCCCAATCGGAAAATATGCACCCATTAAGTGTTATTATTTTACTAGATGTTCCTATACAATATACATATGGGTCATTGCATTGAACAACTTTTGCTTCCGGATGATATTTGGCGTCTATCCAATTATGATAATATATCTTGTGATCATTCGTTACAATAACACCATTTATATTTACAAATGATAACTCGTCATTTACTGATATCTGTATAGATGTGACAATTGACCCATCCAGCAATACATCACCTATCACAAGATCAGAGATTTGTTTGTATTCGCCTCCCATCATAGAGACGTTAGTATTATGTGCAAAACATTTTTTTCCCTTTTTTCCCTTACCTGGCATTTTAGGTAATTTCATATTGACAATATGTATACCAAACGCATTCTTTATGAAATTATTCAGAAGTATCAACACTGCGAATAATGCAACTCCCTGTAAAAATATACCCATACCAACTGCAAATGTAACAGGTGTAACCATAAGTATAATAGCGGTTAGAATTAGGACAACCATAATAAAATTAAAAAACGCTTCACTGAACATTATAAATACCGATACTCCGGTATAGTATGACCCTATGATAGAATAAACTGCTGTTACTATTGTAGCGTGTATCATAGCGATGACACTTTTCATACTTATACTTTGTTGTGTCAGTTGTATCACAAGTTCATTCATTTTTGTAATTATATTTTTGAAAACCGAAATAGTCCCTAGTTTGATTTTTTTTGTATTTTCCAATAGCGTTGTCAATGCATCGCTAATATTAACCATTACTGAAAGACTGCTGTTTATTGCAGATGTTAATGGAGACAATGATATATTAAAGTCTTTCTTATACAACTCTGATATACAGTAGTTGAAATTGTTCACACTTTTTTCATATATAGTGTTACCCTCTGATGATTTAACAAATCCAGAAATTGGAATATATTCGGGTTTACATCGGTTATTTTCCCAGTCACTGTCAATATTGTTAAGTGTGTCATTAATTTTATTTTTAAATACAAAATATATCACGATACAACAAATAAATATCGTTATAATTACGTCTACAATGTATTTGTCTAAATAGGTCTGGGAACCATATAGTTTCTTTATAGAGTCATATGTTGACGTCATTATAATATCATATTATAATATCTAGTATATAGTTTACCTAACTATATCTTTGGATTTATTAGGTGTATCTTCCCAGTCGTGGAAGATATATTCACCTATCGGTATTGTATGGTTATCTGTAATTAAACAATAAACAACATCCAGACAACGTTTTGTTTTAATTGAATCCCTGTAATCGCGCACACAGACAAATTTACCTAACACATTATCATATATCAAATGACTACCCGTTACAAGAATATCATCATTATCTCCGTTTGGTATCATGTAAACACTTGAAATCATATCTGACGTACCTGGTGTGATGTTAGTTATTTTCATAGTTGCAAGTACATGTGTGTCATATTCGAGAGTGTCATTGATTTCTATCTCGTCTATTCTTTTATAATCACCGGTATTGAGTTTTATTTTTGTATCCCCTGAAAAACATCCTTTGGATTTACCTTTAAGTTTACTTATTTTTCTCAATGATCTCATAAATGCAGTGTCATTCGCACTCTCCATTGTAGTAATAGACCCTTCCAATGTATATACAAGTGTTCTTGTTACCCCGATTGTTTTGCCCAATACGTCTTTCATCGATACGGACAGTTTGTAAAATTCCGCAATTACACCCATTAATATTCCATAAATAGAACCAAATGAGTTCATGATATTGTCCCGGAACATACTTACGAATCCATTCGACGATGTTATGTTTGTGTTGAGGTTCCCTCCCATTTTTCCCAATAGGTCTATGTTAAGTTTGGTAGGTCCCATCAAATCCGGCATGTTATTATTACTTATCTTACTTACACAATATTTGAAATTGTCTATATTAGAATGTCCGAATGCTGATGCAAATGGCATAAATAATGGGTTACATCTGTATTTCGCCCATTCTTTGTTCATATCTAAGATTGTATCTGAGACAATTATACTAGAGTATATAATTGAAAATAATAGTAGTATGATTATACTGCGTATTATATCAGATGATCTCATATTACTTTATAATGTGAAAATATCATTTATATAATTAACTAATCTAAATTGTAGTTTATTTTGAATGTTGAATCAGATAATTAGATTTCATAGATAGTAATATGATTTAAATATGAATTATTGATAGTATATATATGGATGAAAACGCGTCGCTTAAACTAAAGGATATGATTTCTCACGATAATATTGAAGATGTTACAAATGATATCAGGCAGAGGAAACATAGTGATAAAATCAAGAATGATGTTGAAATGATGTCGAAACTCAAAAAGTTACACAATATGACTCAACCAATCTCACCTGACAATGAAAATATCCTTATTGCAGGGTGTTCATTCTTATATACAAATTATACTGATATTTTCATCAAACTAAAGAAGGATGAATTTGACCTTGAAATGTTTGATTACTTCCTAATGATTTTGAAACGCATTGAAGAATGCGAAATCGACCAACATACCGGAGCATACGAGGTTGGGAAAGTCCTGAAAAATATATATGTGGATAGTGCATTGAGAATGGGTGAAAAGGATGATGAATCACGAGACGCACCCGTAGACATTATTGACATCTCTTGGAAAGAGTTCAAAAATAAAATTGAATAAGATTTATGATATATATCTCAGTCATTAACACAATGACTTCACCAATCAGTGAATACGTAACCACTTATAAGTCTCCTGACCAACAAGGTGATATGTATCATTGTATGACAACGTTCGCATCAAGTTATAATGTAAATGGAGAAACAATTGGAGAATTTGACATTACTGGTTCCGGATTCGATAATTCTAAGATGGTACAAGGTGATGTTACATATCCAATGGGTATGAACATACATGTTGAAGATGAGTACCATGGCAGAGGTATCGCGAGACGACTGATGCGGAATGTATGTGAGAAAATCATAGAAGTACATCCCAACGTACGTGACGAGCAGTTGATATATATAGATACGGACGCTAGCAATGGGTTCTGGGATAACGTTGGTCTTACATACAATCGATATTTTGAATCGGGTCAAATGAGGGATTTGACCGGACAAGGATACGAAAAACATATTACATTTCAACGTTTGTATGCATGGGCGTGTAGATAATTGACGCAAGTATAATAAATGGTCGAATAAAAAAATAATGGATCACGTGTATTTTACCATATGACATATGTTAACATACATCAACTTGAATATATTTTTCATAAATTTTCGCGAATGGTTTTGATAATTCGAAAATGTCGTTCTTGTCAGTGATAAAGACGTAGCACCGAAGACAAATCAGTGTGTCAACGAGTGCATCGTGGATTCCGGAAGGTACAGTTTTAAATAATGTTTCGTGTAATTCTGTCAGTTTTGGAAACTTGAAATATTCGCGACCACTTGATGACGTTTTCAATATATTTGCAATGAATTTCCCATCTTTCATTGTACAATATTCGCGCACATTAGTAAAGATTGGTGGGAAATGGTTTCGGATACATTCAACCATCACCATTCGCTTATCAAATGAAATATTGTGTGCCACTACCACATCGCAATTACTGACACATTGTCTAAACAATCCAATGACATAGGTAATATCAATGCCTTCTTCATCAATTTGTTCCTTGGTAATGTGGTGAATCGCCACACTCTCTGGTGATGGTTCAATGGGACACTTTATGATATGTGAGAAAGTATTAAGTTCCTTCGTATCAGTATCATATATAATCCACCCCATCTGTATGATGTACGGCCAATCCGATGACGAATAAATGGACGCATTGCGCGATTTGGGCAACCCGGTCGTTTCTGTGTCGAATACAAGAACCTTCATGATTTCTTCTGTAAAAATAATGGGGTTGAGTGTGTTATTTATTTCAATTTTATTATGGTCCAATTTTATTATGGTACAATCTAATCATCCCCTATAAATTGTTCAAGCGCTAGGTCTAAATCGTCGTCATTTTCCTCCAGATATTTCAAAAGATTACTTGGATGAAATTTCAGCGCGATTTTGGGTTCCCGTACCAGTTCCCACAACCATCGTTTGAATTGTCTTTTAAATTTGATTGCATAGTATAACTCTTTGAATATAATAAGCGTGTTAGTCTTGACACACATAACATCAAGCGTTTCACTTCGAGGATCTAATACGTAAAATGGGTTACCTGTGCAGTATATAGACCGCAAGTTTTGATTGAATTGTGGAAGTTCGGTTAAATGATTACCGTGACAATACATGTACCTGAGATCTTTATTGAAGTGCGGTAGAACATTTATTTCATTATCAGAACAATTAAATGATATTAACTTTTTATTTAATGGTGGCAGTGAAACCAACCGATTATAGTCACAATACATATACATCAACTCTTCATTGAAATCCGGTAAATAAAACAAGTTGTTGTTAGAACAATTCATATATTCAAGTTTATGGTTGAATTTCGGTAAATACGTGATATCATTATTGTAACATTCAATCCGTTGTATTTGTTCCGTGAATTTAGGTAACCAAGTAATTTGGTTATTATCACAATAAAATCTCTCCATTTTTTTATTGAATTCTGGAATAATCGTTATCATATTGCAACTACAATTAAATGATTTCATATTGGGATTGAATTGGGGAATATATGTTAAATAATTATTGAAACAATAAAATTCTTCAAGGAGATCATTAAATGGCGGGATGGATGTCAATTTATTTTTAGAACAAACCATCTTCCTTACATTTCTTCCGAATGGTGGTAGTTTTGACAGGTTATTATTCGAACAATATATACCTATAATGGTATCACTTATTGTTCCCAATGATGTGATATAATTAGATGAACAATCAATATATTTTAATTTTGTTAGTCTTGAAATGTCTGGCATATTATCAAGACCTCTACATGAGATGTTTAATTCGGTCGTATCCCACGGCAGTGCATCGATAAAATCTTGACAATCACCCATTTATATAATTTATATACATAATCCAGGTTAGACAATCAATTTTATAATAGTTAAATTCAAGAATATCATCAATGCATTTATGCCGCGTTTCATTGTATAAATAAAATTGAAATGTATTCTGACCCATAGATAGATTGTATCAAAACACCATTATGCTGTCTATCTTTCTCCCCGAAGACATCGTCCTTCTAATTCTCTCGTATGGGGATGTTTATGTGACCCAAAAAATGGAAGATGTGTTGTTCCAATTGAAATATCATTTGGAGATATTCGACGAAATACGAAACAAATCAAGGTTCTTCAAGACATATAATCCTTGTGCTGGGTATACCATTGGAATGTTTTACCGGTCCATGCTGCTGAATAAAAAGAAAAAAATGATACATTGGATACCACCTTCTATGAAATATTGGATCCTATCCAGTAGTTCGTCCAGTGAACGTCTATATAAATATTCTATTAGTAGTGATATTTCAACCACTGAAATGTATCAACACACACATAGGACGAGTGAATATAAATACGAGTATATTAGTGATGATATTTCAACCACTGAAATGTATCAACTCACACCTTATAGGTATGAATATAATTGCGACTATATTATTAGTATATCTCAATGGACTTCTATTGAATATATTCCTGAACCTGAAAAACCACCTTATGAGTTCATTCCGTTCAAGTGGCGATATGCTAGGTGTATGGGAGAACCATACAAGGGTGGAAAGGGGTACGGCAAACATGGTCGTGGCAAACATGGTCGTAGTAATTATTCAAAAAGGGGTAATAAAAAACATTAGATTATGAAACGTACATTATTATTTTTTTATATGAAAAATAATAAGATGTAATCTCGCGAGACGGATTCGAACCGCCGACCAATGGAATACAAAACCTCTACAGTCCACCGCTCTACCATCTGAGCTATCACGAGATATATATTGTAACTATAAGTATTTTTTGTTTTGAACGAATTGAAAAAATGAGATTATAATCCAACGGATGATGAAATAGAAACGAAAATGTTTATTAAGATAACTGAATTAATTGATGAATTGGATAAAGAAGAAGACAAAGGGCGTGATTTGTTCCCTTGTGAACAAAATGATGAGTATCCTCTTTGCAGTGATGACGTATCTGGTGACTACTAATTGAAATATCAATGTATTATCCGACGATATAATGAAACTAATGATAAATGTCCATTGATATTCTTTATTTAAAACTATTATATACCTCTTTCTTAAATATTTCTTTATCACTAATGAAATTTTTATATTTTGACCAATAAATATTATAATTATTATTAAAACATGGTATTAGTTTGTCTTTATCTAAAAATACAATTGCATCTGTATGTAACCCTACAAAATGACTAACATTAGAACCAATCGACATAATAAAAATGTCAGATTGTATCATTTCATTTACCCCCACCAATAAATCAGTATTGTTATGATACGTTATATTAATATTTTCTATATCTAAATTTATTTCAGAATCAGAATAAATATGAAACGTACATTTATTTTCTAATATATCACGCAAAGTTATTATAGTATCGATAAAAAATCCATTTGGTGTAAATCTTCCATTTGATTTCCCATATTTCGTTATATCACCTCTCCTAATATGTAGACAAACATTCACATCAGATAATAAATAATCACTACTTACTTTATTTAATTTATAACTTGACTTCATTAATTTAATATTTGTATCTGAAAATATATCATTAATATGAAAATGACGTTTAGATGATCTATTTAAACCAACTAAGTTTTGATCTGGTTCTGAGTATGCGCGTTTTTCTTTACGCAATGCATTTACGTCATGATTATCACTAGTTTCATCTATTAAATTATTTATGTTATATATTTTTGCAAAATCTATATTAATATCATTGTCGTTATATGGTATATGAATGTGTGTAATATTTAAAATTTTCGATATAAAAAAACTTAATAAATGTCGTATTATTTGTGAAAATAGTCTATCATTATACGGATGTCTATATATATATAATTTATCCATCTTATATAATGAAGATACTTTTAACATTTGGAACAACCGGGGAATATGAAAAAAGAGCAGAAAGATTAATCAATTTAATGAAAGAATTAGATATTTTTGATAAAATTATTTTGTTAACAGAACAAGATTTAAAAAACGATCCTATATTTTGGAATCAACATAAAACGTTTATAGAAAATAATAAAAGGGGGTATGGATATTGGGTATGGAAAAGTTACATCATTAAAAAACAGTTAGAAATATTAAATGATAATGACACATTGTTATATTTAGATTCTAGTATAATATTCCGCGCTAGTAAAGATAAGTTTATAGATTTATTTAATATCGTAAAAAGAGATTATATAATTGGTAGTTATTGTAGAGTAAAATGTTTAGAATATGTTTGGAATAAAATGGATTTAATAGAAAATTTAGATATGAATCATGATGCATATTTAAATACGCGTCAAAGACAAGCAGGTTCAATTATGATATTAAATAATAAAAAAACAAGAGAACTTATTGATAATTGGTATACATTATCCAGTCAATATCATTTTATAGATGATACTCCTAGTATAATAAAAAACATAAGTGGATTTAAAGAACACAGACATGATCAATCCATATATAGTTTATTGACTAAAAAATATAATATATATAGTAACGTTGATATGGTTGAATTTTTAAATTTATGGTGTTTAAAACATTCACGACCTATATAAATATGGTTTTAAAATCAAAATTCAGATGTGACATTATATTCTATTTACTTCCACGAGATTTTTTAGATTTTCTTGTTGTATTGCGCACCCCTGTGCCACGTGGCGCGTTGCGTGCCATTTCAGTGAGTTCTGCAGGTGTTAACTTATTCAAAAATTCCAAAAAGTGTTCATTAAACTCTCTGCGAAATTCTCTAAATTCTTCTGAATCTCTAGAATTTTTCGCGGATGCACTTCTTTTTGGTGTTACCACTCTGGGTTTGTATAGTTTTTTGGATTTTATATCGCATACGGCACAATTCCACGACATTTTTCTTTTCGTCATATGTGCTTTTACAAAATCGGTGTATCTGGTCATTTTATATTGTAACATCAGATATTTTTTTTAAAAAAATCGTTCAATGATAGTGATTTTTGACTACCATCATTTATTATGTATATTTGAGATATTTTTTTCGTTTATTTGAACGTTTATTCCGTTTATTTTTTTTCTTGGTAGTAGTCCTTTTGCGTTTTATTTTTCGTGTCCGACCTCTTAAACGATGTCTTCTTGTGATGAATGCTCCGCCTATACTTGCGCCCTCGGACCTAGACATTTCGGTGGCGGCACCAGCTCCAGACGCAGCTGGTCTAATCGTAGCAGATCCAGACGTAGCAGATCTAGACGTAGCAGGTCCAATCGTAGCAGGTCCAATCGTAGCAGATCCAGACGTAGCAGATCCAGACGTAGCAGATCCAATCGTAGCATACCGGTCGGCAGCGGCTTCTGCAGCGGCAGCGGCGTGATTATATGTTACTGCAGATTTAGCAGTAAGAAGTTTATCATTATCTTTCCCTGATTTAAGTAATTCCCCTTTAACAGCATTACATTCAGCAAAAGTGTCGAAACCATATATTTTTATCTCTGCAGGTTTTTCAATGGAATCGCGGATAAACCTTTGTAGATCATGATCACTTAATCCTCCGGTAATAAGCGTATCACCAGTACCACTAGTATCAACATCAACATTATCTAAGTCAAAAGATTGGCCCAACATAGCCCTAATAGCGCCATCTGCATCCGCTTGAAATTCCGGCAATTTACCAGCGTTAACAGCATCACCCATTAGTTTTCTCGTAAATGTCCCTGATAATAAATTGGCCTTATTGGCCTTACCACTACCACCCTCATAAACCTGTAACTCCCCTGCAAACTCAACCTTATATTGTTCTTTTATACTAGTTACTATATCCTTGTGTTTTGACGCGATTTCCTGAACGTTGGGTGAACGTTTGAGATAGATTCGGCGTCTATCCAAACTTGGGTTGAATATAATGACCCATGTATATACACCTGGGGGCAAATTTCGCTTTTCGGGAAGTGGTCCTTGTATAAGTGGTTCTTCATCATTTAACTTTTTCATATATGGTTGACTAAACCTAAATATAAGAAATTTGCCATGTTCATTTTCCTTACATTGTTTGGGTGGAAGTATATATGGTTGCTTTAGGGGTGCTGGGGTTTCTGTTGTTGCTTTTGTGGTGCATTGCTTACGCGATGGGTTTCTCGATTTTTTGGGGTTGGGCTCCTTTACCATTATTATACTATAACTAAATATAATAATGAAATGTGGTATTATGACGGTCACATATAAAGTCAAGTAAAATACATTTTGTATTTATAGTTGTAGTGTGAAGTGATTGATCGTGAGGAAATTTGTTTAATTGTAACTTGTCTTCACAATCTTTCAGATATATAACTATAATTACTCGCGATTTACACCTTTCTTCAAAACGTCAAACATGTGAACCCATTTTATGGGCGTAATTAAATAAAATTGAAATGGATTTACTCTGTATCGGTATTGTATCCACCAGGAAAAAACTGCTCTCAAATCGACTCAAAAAAACTTCAATGGCTCGCAACACCTCGTCACTTGAGATGTCGTCCGATCTTCAACGCAAGTTAATCGAGCGCTCCAAGATTTCACTGCTGTCTTCGTTTGACGAACTCGAGACAGAGTGTGAGATTGAGGGGACCAAATTGTACCATCCTAACCAAGAAGCAACTGCAACGGAGGTTGCAAATACGATCCTTAACGACCCGGCAGTCGTATTCCAACTTGTGAAAGCAATGACACAAACTGGAAAGACGGGATGTATGCTTGCTGTCATCCGTTCTTGTTTTACTCTCGCAGGTTGCAACATCATCGTGAATCCCAAGAACATCTTCATCATTACAGGTATTAGTTCGACGGATTGGAAAGAACAGACAAAGGCGCGATTCCCTACAGCACTCAAGGACAACATCTACCATCGCGGCGAACTAGCAAAAAAACTCAAGTTGCGACTCGCTGGTCTTCGTGACGTAGTCATTCTCATGGACGAGGTACACGTTGCGTCAAAGGATGAGATGACGATCAGCAAGTTGATGGAACAAACTGGTCTCAGGGACATGGAGTACCTCCGGGAAAACAACATTAACTTCGTTGAGTTCTCGGCGACACCCAACAAGGTAATGGACGACATGTCACTTTGGAACGAGTATGCGAAACAACACGTCATGCAACCGGGACCTGGATACAAGGGAGTTCATCATCAACACGAGAATGGACGCGCATTCCAAGCAAAGGATCTATTCATTGCCCCGAACCCTGACCGCAGCAAAATGACCGAGGAGCAGTGCGAAGAGCGCAGACTTCTCATCTCACCAGCATACGCTGCCATTGGCGAACTCAAAGAAAAAATCATTGATGTTTTCCCTGATGACCCCCGTCACCACCTTATTCGGGTCCCTTCTGGTGAGAAATTCGACACTGTTGTAGAGCGGTTCAAGGTAGTATTTGGCGAGGAGGACTTCTACCACGCGCCGTGCCACTCCAGGGCGAAGGAAAATGACGTGCAGTCTCTCATCAAAGATGTTCCGTCCAAACACACACTGATCTACATCAAGGAACACCTTCGTTGCGCGGTCACTCTTCACCCTAAGGAAAATGTTGGCATCCTATATGAACGTGTCTCGGACAATGACGACGTGATGATTCAGGGTCTCTCTGGTCGCGCGACTGGATATGATGTGCAGGACGACATGCTGGTCTACACTAACATTGAGAGTCTCGAGCGCTACATGAAGGTGTGGGATTCAGGGTTCACTGATCTGGGTGATTTCACGTACCATGGGATGCGGACCAAAAAACCCAAACCAACCGTGTTTCATCCTGACGGATTTGGAAATTCTGGAATTGAAATTGACGAACCAGAGAGCAACGAAGATGATGGTTGGGAACTTCTTCAGGAAGAAAGTGCGGACCTTACCCATATCAACAAATTCCTCAAGGACAATGGTTGCCGCCAGAAAAAAAAGTTTACGACTGATCCTGTCACCAACTTCATTATGTCGTCTACTACCAAGAAGTTGTCCGTGATGCTATACTCAGACGTGAAGCGTGAGATGGAGTCTTGGTCAAAGACATCGTGTTTGGACGTGAAGGGTAAGGATGGACCATCTGGTCGCATGTTCGTGGCATACAAGGACACCAGTGACATTGATTCGGTCGTATACATTGCCCGTGTGATCAAGAAACGGGAATCAGCGGAACCGAGTGGCGCAGCAGAACCGAGTGGCGCAGCAGCAGAAGCGGATTAGACATTGGGGGTACTACATGTAAAAAAAAATCAAACAAAAAAACAAATAAAAAAGGGAATATTTTTATTTTGACAACCAATTTGATAAGAACAAGTCGCCTTCATCACTTCGTTCTGGATGCCACTGAACCATAACACAATTCCTGTAGTGACACGTCATAACCTCATTTTTATGTTTCATTTGTAACCTTATTCGTGGTGGAAGAGACGAAACATTTATGTGCGTATAATGTGTTCTTGCAGCAGATATCGGTATTTGCATGCCACCTGTTAAATAGTTATTATATAGCGGTGTTAATAGAACGGTGTCATCTTTACTCTTTTTGCTTGTCGTCAGTTTACACCCCAATGATTTCAGTATACTTTCCATTGAATAACAAATGAGAAGAATTCGTTTATCTTGTAACCCCAGTATTTTCTTGTTTACTTGTGGACTTATCGGATCATTCACGTCTAATGGTGACCCACTAAATATCCAATTACGAATATTTGAATGTTTTATCATGGTAAAATGGTCGTCATATGGAGTTAATAAGGTTACATCGTGTCCTAAATTTCGTATTACCTTTACAATCGTTGGAGATGCAATATTGTAGTAGTTAACAATTCCAATCTTCATTATTATATAAATATATTAAATTGAATTATATATTTATTATGTTTTATTATACCAAAATGAATTACGTAGATATGTCCGAAATAGATAAACAAATAGATAACATCTTAAAAACGATTGATAGTTACATTATCAGATTAAATAAGGCGGACGTTATGGTAAACCTAATACGTACAAAAGTAATACCCAATGATATCTGCTGTGTCAAAGGAGAAGAAATCATTTATACAGAAGCAGAATTATTGATTGAATGTGATCTATGAATAATTGTTTAATAAAATTGAAATGGTATTTAACATATATTGCCATTACAATTAAACATCATGTCATCGATCATCATGCCATCGAACGATGAGAAAAAGCGAATTGCAGATGCGAAGCGTGAGGAGAAACAGCTAATTGCAGATGCGAAACGCCAGGTGAAACTGGAACTTATGGAAGCGAAACGCCAGGAGAAAAAGCGAATTGTGGAAGCGAAACGCCAGGCGAAACTGGAACTTATGGAAGCGAAACGCCAGGCGAAAATGGAACTTATGGAAGCGAAACGCGAGGAAAAGATGCGAAATTCACAAACGAAAAAAAGAAAAAATGTAGATACGAATGCCTACGAATATGTTATTGCCGTACTTATTTTGAATCCTGAATTTGTTTCTAAAGATCAGTTTATGACGTGGGTCGTAGACGAATCTCGACTATGTGGTTGTGAGTCGGAGACCATACATGCATACAAGGTGGATTTGGAGAGCAGACCAGTCACCGAAGTTGACAAATATATATTGAATTATAAACTTCAAATGCCATCTCACAACTCTCCCGTGGTGCGTGTTTATTTGGAAGGGAAGAATTGTAAGTCTCAAAAAATTGTGGATTTGAATCAGGGATTAGACGTCAAACAACAAAAAGCGGACATTTATGTAGAGTGCATTGATGGATTCTATGGAATATCTATCAAACAGGATGACATGTGCACAAAATCTAATTATTCAATTGAAAAAATGATAGGGACGGTATCACCCGAATGTGAACTTGAATTACGCGAATGTCGCAAAACATTTCTTCGAGAAAACGGATTTGAAATGTACCCAAAGTCAAAACGCGAAGATGTTAATAAACTGTTCCATTGTACAAATCCATATTGGGAATTGGTGCGAACCAAACTTGTGGTACACAATGATTTCATCAAGGAGTCTATCATAAAAAATATGTTTCCCGAGGTCCCATATAAACTCTATGAGTACGATGGTATCCGCGTGCATTCACTTGATAATACGACAACTGAGGTTACGTTGTCGGAACACGCCCCTTATTATCTTGACGCTCGTGGTTGTCGTCGCAATGCAGCGAAATTGTTCTATCAATTGGTTGTAAATGAAAAAATATACAGGGTTGAAATTCGTTGGAAAGGGAATATTTGGGGTGCATCACCTCAATTTCAAATACACGCTAATTAAATTTGAAGTTGTAAAGGTTGAGAACAATATTCATTACATAATGAACTACATCTACATTAACAGCATTTCCAAATTGTTTATACGCTACATTATCTTTTTCGTGTAGGATAAATGATTCTGGAAAGGATTGAAGTCGTGCACATTCACGAGGAGTGATATATCTTCGCTCTTTTGCATAAATTGGGGTTTGGACGATAGCAACAAGTGTTGGGAAATATTTACTTTTTTTAACACGAATTCCAGATTGACGGAATTGGATGAAATGGTTGAATATACTATCATCCGGTAACTTAGGACCTGCCTGCCACTCTAGTTTACCATATATTTCTCGTCTGGTAAGTTGGTCCTTGTTTATATCACACCATTCATCCCATTTATCTTTATATTTGTTATATATTGGTTTATTTTTGGTAATGTATTCTTGTTTCCATTTAGGCAATGATTTGAATTCTTTCTCGGTGTATTCACTATTAAATTCATTACACATTATGACCGGACTCATTGATTGACCGACATCGAAATGGCGCACCATTTCATCCCATATTTCAAGAACATTTTCTAGTTCAGGTGGTATGTGATATGGCATGAGTTTGGTTTTGTCCTTTTCAATGATAGAATCAATATCTATTTTCGTATTTGGTACACCAATGACAACTGGTATAGATGGAGAATATATGTCATTTCTAATACAAATAAATATCACGCGTTCACGTTGTTGCGGAATTCCCAATTGATGTGGACTTAATTCACACGTATCTACGTGGTATCCGGATTCATTGATTCTATTTAATATGTGGTCAAATACGGTTCCGTTATCTATTTTCTTGATATGTTTTACATTCTCCAAGAACATATAGGATGGGTGTTTCACTTGAGCAATTGCAAGTATACTCTCAAACAATTTGCCACGTTCATCAGATAATCCTTTTTTTTTACCAGAATTCGAGAAACTCTGGCATGGGAATCCACCAGTGAGTACGTCAAAATCAGGTATATCAGTCGGATTAATCTTTGTGATGTCTCCAGATGGTTTAATACCATAATTCATTTCATATGTATTCCTGCATTGTTCGTCAATATCGGACGCAAATACACAATGTCCGTTTAATCGTTTTAATGCCTGATGAAATCCTCCAATTCCACAGAATAAATCAATGAATTTAAATGCAACATCTTTGGAAATTGGTTTATCAATTGGTTTAGATTTATCACCAATAAGTTCAATTAATTGTTTCTTTGTTTTACTGTAACATTTGACAATCCCTAACTTTTCACATTCGTCAAGTAATTGTTTTTTACTAAACGAATTCATTCTAATTGATAATAACATTATAATATCGATTATTTCAATTTATTATATAATGTTAATAATTTTATTTGAAAATACACCATATTAGGTGTGTATAAAGATTAACAACCATTTACACGAAGTCACATATACTACTAAGCAGATAATGCAGCTACCATTTCTCCGCCATATTCTTCCGCCGCGGGATTCACATATTCAGTCAGATGGGGTTTATCTACAGATTGGAAGAGGGGAACAACATCATAAGGACCGATTTTACTATCACTCGCGCGAGTCATCCGTACTTTATGTTGCATATCCGCTAATATTCCATCAATTATATAAACAGGAGGAGGGACAACATCACTGGCAGCAGAACCAGCAAGTTTACTAAGAACAATACCATCCATACCCTCATAATCAAAATCAAAATCAGACAAAATCCCAGCAGAAACAGAACCATCAGAACCATCAGAACCATCACCATCAGAATCAGAACCATCAGAATCAGAACCATCAACAAGGGCAGCAGCCCAGGAACCAGAACCAGAACCATGACTTTTAGCCATCGCATCAATAAGGTTTATGAGATACGTCTCTATGTTAGTTACCTCTATTGGGTTACTTCTAAAGTCAATTACAACCTCTGTTAAGAAAGCTTTAATACCATCCGTATCAACAATATCCACTTCATGACTGATATAACGTGCCAACAATCGAGTAAATAATTCAAATTCGGCTTGTGTTAGGTTTTCTGCTTCACTTTCTTCACTTTCTTCACTTTCTACTTCACTTTCTTCACCTTCTACTTCACTTTCTGATCCTTTTCTAATTCTCTTGGATCGATCTCCATCATTTTTCCCCGAGTGTAAATATTGACTTGGCTTGACTGATGCCGCTTTTTTGCGCTTCATTGTTTGTGGTAATTTTCCATCTGCTAGTTCTTCATCTCCTGCTGGTGAGTCTATACTAGACACAAGATCAGTAGTTAAAGCAAGATTTAAAATAACTGATCTCAATTTACTACCACCAATGGCAGCAGAACCGAAACCAGGTTGTGACGCAAAAATCACACTATTCCTAAGAGCAGAACTAGCAACATGAAAGAATCTCGACATAACTTCATTAATAATTATATCAGGTTCATAATTTAAGTGCGCCGGTCTATCCCTAGATGAGGGATCCCTATATTCGGTCATTTCTTCAGATTCTTTTGTGTATCCAAGACTCTCGAGACTACCAAGCATTTTGAGACTATTAGGCATAAGCATTAAGAGATTAGGCATCATTTCGAGAGTAGCAGTCTCTTTGAGACTATCAAGCATTCTGATACTATCAAGCATTCTGAGACTATCAATCATTCTGGGACTATCACTCATTCCTTCATCCATTTCCATAATCTCTCTCAAAAGATCCTTTAGATATACATATTGGGCGTCATCATCCAGTACGGTTATATCTCTCAATTTACTAATGGATGTAACATTGATAAATGATTTTAGAATACAAATTATTGCAGAAAGAATATTCTCGGGTGCAAGTCGATGATTAGCCTCAGGGTCTTCTAATGGTGTCCTCTTTTTTGATTTTGCCCCCCTTGTTAATGTTAACATTCCGTGATCATCATGTAGGAATAATCCCGCAGGTTCATTCACAAATGAATTCGCTAAAAAATCAATATTTAGTCTGAGTACACTATATTGACTGGTAGGCATTCCATTGTCTATCTCATCATTAAAGTCAGGAATTTTCCTATACTTTTGATATGTCAATAAGACTTTAAGATCTTGCTCGCGGTCTTGATCATAGTTGTGTTTCAATTGTTCTTTGAGTGGTAAATCGGGTATAACTAAATGATTATAAAAAAATTTAACAATATGCTTACACCATATTAGGTTTCCTGGATGATCACCGGTTGTTCTCATAACATCAAATATCATATGGAACATTTTACTCATTACGTCATGTAAATAAGATAAAATTACTTGGTTGGAAATGTCCATTTCAACCATTTGGTGGATAATGTTCATTAACTCTACAGACATATCTATTATGTTTGATACTCTAGTAAAATATCTAAGCGCTAATCCTCCATCAGTTACAGCAGGAACCAGTTCTTTTCCTGTTATTCCAATTGCAACTGTATAACAATTTTCGAATATATTATATAAAAATCGCATAAGTTCGATTGTTTTTGGATCTGCTTCGCCTCCATTACTTGCCTTATATTTTTCAATTATATCTTCTAGATCACTTGTTCGTTCTACCTCCGTACAAACCCGAAATAACATTTTCATTGTGTTTATATCTTCAACACCCACGGCAATTGCTCGTGGGAAGCGAAGACTTGCACCTTCACTTCTGATTTTTTTGTTCATCATCTTGTTAAAGATATCTTCAGGGAGTTGATGTTCCATGGTAGATAACAGGCCAACACTCAAAGTAAATGACCCGGTCAAATACCTGTATGCATGACGCGTAGCGGGAGAAAATAGTTCCACGAATTTTCTAAATTTGCTAAGATGATCAATCCAGTCAAGCATCCTCGAACAACATGCAGTATTTCCTAGTCTATATTTTTTCTCACTATAGCTAAACCCTATCGATTCTGGAGGATCGGACGCGTTTCTCGGAATACCGTGTTGGATGAAACTAAATATATTTGCTTCCCCGGTTCGCCATCCTTCGATAGAGAATATGGGTATAGCAGCAGTGAATACCTTTGTCATTGACGACTTATCAAAAAATCTTGACCAGCTATCAAAAAACAGTCCGAAATCACGATATTCTTTGTACTGTTCATTTTTATACCGGTTCATAGTAACTTCTTTGTAATACCTCATTACAGAAGTACTTCCTAATAACGTTTTTAATAATAATGATAACATGTTCTTATCACTGCTTTGATTGATAGATGGGTCATCAAAAATACATCTAATTTGATTTCTAACGATATATAACGGGTCTGTACTCTTACATATTGGTATATAATGGTTGACATTTATATCACCAACAACATGAACTCCTCTTGCACGCATTTTTGTTATTACACGAGAGTTGAGTAACATATTCAGTGGTCTTACTCTATGAGTATGTGTCATCATAGCACCTATTTTAGAAATACGAGCATATATATCAGTATCATCGGTTGATAATTCTGCCGCACGTTGTGTAGTTTCAATTATAGTCATCAATAACTGTCTATCAAAAGACCATATGTCGGGTGATGGGAGATCGGGACGTGATTGGTCAAGGTCACGAAGGTGTTTATCCACGATACATTGCAGTATCCCTAATAATAGATGTGATTTATCTCCCATATACTTAAAAAAACATGCAAGTTCTATCATAATTTCATTACTCAACCTTTCCACATCTTTCATTGCCACCCTGCGTCTAATCAACTCCTGCCTAACAAATTCGTGTAACGCGTCTAAAAATAGGTGGGTTCCATCAGCAACAACTTCAGTATTCTTCGCTCGTGTACACTTCTTGATATATTTTCTCATTTCCGCATTGGACATTTTAAACGGATAAGAACCGCTGCCATTTATAGATATATGAATTTCTTGACCAGCGGATTGTACACTATCAACAGTAAGTGATGCGAGTGCCATATCAAAAACAATCTGCTTAACGCCGCCTAGAGAACGGTATCCTGGAGTATTGGCGCAATAAAATGCTGTCATTCTGAAAAATGAATTTACTATACTAGTCAATACATGTGGATCACTTCCACCGGTTTCGTAAATGAACCCAAATAAAAGAAACATAGGTTCAGCGCCAGCAAACCAAGTACCTTTACCAGTAGATGATGAATCAATGTATCCTGCTATTGAACGCGTTGAGTCAGTAGTCGATCGTCCTAATCCAGTATCGAAATGGTCTGGTGCTGGTTCTCCTAGTGCTGGTGGTATTAGTGATTTTAATGGACTTCTAATTGTATTATGAGGAGGAGGATCATCAGGATTGCCAAATATATACTGAATTTTTCTTGTCATATGACCATCAACATCGGCAAAAATTCTAACGCTACCAAATGGGGGAATGTCCACACGATTGTTAACGACTAAGAAGCCGCCATCATCAACTGATATCACTCTATATATAGATTCTGCTGGAAATGGAGGAGCAGTGTCCCTACTACCATCTACATCGTTTGGTTCAGGTACTGGTTTAACAGTATCATCATGACCTCTTCTACTATACATCATAAGAGTTTTACTCATGAATTCAAATGCTTTTGCTCTACACGTTTGTATAACATCATCATCATCCCTTTTTTTATCTACATCTACCAATTTATCGTGCCCCCTCTCGATAGACCTATCGTGACAAATAGCAGACAACTCATATATAACCTCTAAATGTCTATCAGTTAATATTGGTCCTGGTAGACTGATATATTGTGGGGGTACTGTTTCCACTGTGGGTCTACTCAGACCATGTCCTGTGCGAACAACTCTGGACCATGGTTTGATGTAGTCACGTACAATATTACCTGTTACATTTACAGTTCTAGGAAACGCAAGACCAGTTAATCCACCACGTTGAATTATACTCCGTGGTTGCCCTGCTACTTGTTGTACCGGTGGTGTATTTCTAATCGGTACTCCTCTTCCTCTGTGTCTTCCTTTTCCGTTGGGTCTTCCTGTTCCAATGTGTCTTCTTGTTCCTGTGTGTGTTCCTTTTCCGTTGGGTATTGGTTTAGTAGATGTAGACGATCTTCTTGTTCCTCTGGGTGTTCTTCTTATTGGTATTATTCCTATGGGTATTCTTCTTCCTTTACGTCGTGTTACTCTTCCTCTACGTCGTGTTATTCTTCCTCTGCGTATGCGAGCAGATATGGACTTTGACCGGTCATCAGTGGGTTTCGTTATGTATTCATTATAAAAATAAGTGTAATATATAATATTTTTTGTATTTATTGTCCTAGTAATACCACCATACTCAATAGTTACCATTGAATCATACAACTTCTTCATGTAATCAATAACATTATCAAAGTTATCATTTAGGTCTTCTATTCGTACATCTCGTATTGCATTGAACAACGATAAGTTCAAAACATCTTTCAGTAAGCGGTATGATTCTTCAATTGACAACGATTTTTGCCCTAAGGTTATTTTTGTTATCCTTGGAAATGAGGTGGAACCAGACGAGAATATCATTTTTTGGTATTCATGTGTTTTTAAAAAATACATAATTCTCACAATCATAAATGCATTTTCAAATTCTTGCTTTGATTCCAGCATCCTTTTTTGTTCATCATTATTACAAAATACCAAAAATGTATGACTAATTTTATTAGTTAATTCAATTATTTTTGATTTCAAATCTAAACCACTTGGGATGAATTCATGATAATTAACTCCTTTTTTTAATAAATGTAATAATATTCCGAATCCTATAGTATTAAGTCTATCATATGCACGAGTTAATTCATGAATTAAATATTTAGAATTGTATTTATATAGATGATCGCGTCGTTCAGCAGCATCGTCTAATTGTGATAAGTACAGCATTTCTAGATTATCGATGGGGACAGATACAGGACGACCTATACTACGAATTTGTTCATTAAATAACGTTTTAATAATGCCTCCGATTTCCTCGTAAACGTCAATCATTTTATCATCATCGTAGAGTACTGCAATGCGCGCAGCATATACGACCATAATGTCACCTATATTTTGTATATCTTTTGTTATGGTTGCTCCATCATTGATATGAATTGGGAATGCTATCATCATATCATCTGGTATTTCACGCATAAATAAAAGGAATGATTTGTCGGATGTTAATTCTTCTTGTGGAGACATTTTGCTAGTTTGACTACTTGTATCCGAAATCGTCTCTTTTATACTATTGAGTGGGGATTCATACGACATTATATATATATTTATATATATTTTTAATGAATGTAACCAATTATATTAGACAATGAAAAATAATATATATTGTATGAGATTGTTATTCTGACATTTCTAGAAATGCTTCCATTCCAATCGTGTTAACAAGACGTTCAATCACACGGGGGTGACATTCCTCCTCTATTTTCGGGCGACGCACAAGATGCCATAACCAATACATGAATTGTCTTTTGAACCTGATACAATAATACATATGGATAAATTTGTGATGTATATTGGTTTTCGCTACCATTTCATCTATGTTGTCAGATACATTATATATTACACTACTGAAAACAGAATCATATATACAGTGAAATCTCAATGTGGTAATACTAGGTGGTATCAATGGAAGACGGATTAACGACGAAACCATGATAACCAGACTTGTAATTCTTGGATTATTGTACCGCACATTATTTGTGAATTCAGAATCACAAATAATATTTGATATACTCGGCATTTTTTCAATATGAAATGGACAACCTCTACAATCTAAATAGTCAACCCTTTCCATCCCATTTGGTAAATGTTTAATTGGATTATGTGCAATGGATAAATATTCTGCTTTCATGTGAATGTATGGTATATGTGTGAGTTTATTCGATTTACATATGATGTTTACGAGTGATTTCGGAAAATAATCAATTGTTTCAATCTGATTACATGAACAATCAAGGTGTTTCAATCCGGTTGGTAGATTAGACAATGATCGGATACGATTATATTTACATTCAAGAACCCTCAGTGTTGGTGGAAGGGGTGGCATTTCAGTAATGTAATTATTCGAACATTTAATCTCGATGACATTGTGATAAATGGGTAACTGACTAATGTGATTGTCGCAGCAATAGATTCGTTCTATTTTAGGCATAAATGGTATGTTCTCTAGTATATTATTCTGACACCTTAGAATACGTATCGATTCTAAACTTTCTTGTGATTCCAAGATACTCGTCAAGTAATTATAACTGCAATCGAGATATTCTGTTGTTTTTGGAATGTGAATGGATGATAGTGAATATAGATGTTGAAATGAGATGTCCATCATTGTTGTATTGATATTAAAAATAATAAGTGTAATATCAATTTTATCTAGACATTATCTCCTGGCGGGTCCACACTATCAACCAGTGGTACGATTTCCAATCTCTTACTATTTGTTTCCGTGTCACATCGGTAATCTGTATTTCGGCGTTCGTCGCGCAAAGTCATAATAGATCGTTCAATGTTTAACAACTCTCGTCGTTGTTGAATTCCATTACAATAGTAGAGGATAGTCGCAAGACAAAATCCAATAAGGAATGATCCAATCCCCATAAGTGTAATGATTCCATATGCCATTAGGTTTTCCATTTTGATACTATTCCATATTGTCTGTCATTGAACCTTCAATTTTATCGTAATCAATATGATAGATGACATTTTTCATCTAAATATATTATTGTATAGTTTTTCATATTTATCTAGATAATGTGCAGTGGCATCTACTGCACCACCCATAAATGCTAGATGATTTTTTGATGTTTCTGTGAAACACCCCAATGCAAATAAATTATCAATGTTTCCTTTCATTGGTAAATCATCATATGTGCTTTTGGTATACCCAGTATTTTTAGAAATCCATTTGTTGTTTATTTTTTGTAGACCACTACTGGTGGTTGTTATTTTTGGGGAAGGTATCTTATAATTATCTCTAATTTGAAAAAAACATTCGTCAATTACCTCATCGTGAGTACATTCATTTGCCGTTTTATTGATTCGTTTACTTTTCGTATCCATATCTACGATACAACATGACCATACGGTCTTTATGTCGGGGTCATTTGAATATTTTTTCAACCAATTGCTTACTGGTAAAATGATAACCGTCCAATCACCATTACAACTCCAACACCATTCATTTTTGAAATGAACAATTTTATCAAAATGTAGTTGGAACCCAAACCCTGAATAAAATGTATTATTGCTCCATTCTTTCATTTTATCAATCGGCATCCAGTTGTTGCGAATGGTGGGGGAACTATTTACCAGGATAGGATACAATCCATTAGACTGTGTGCATAAAAATACCTTGTCACCCATTCGTTTGTCATCATATCCATAGTTTGTATTTTTAACTAAAAGTGTAAATTTAGAATTGTGTTGCTCTATACCAGTAACTCGTGTTTCTTTTAATATAGTTACATTTCCTTTTTTTGTTAGATAACGTTCAATTAAATCACGCCATTTATTTGGTTCTTTCATTTGTGTGACTGTACCAAATGATAGAAACCCAAAAAAATCATTTATATTTGTTTTATCTGGTCTGTCACAGATTAATATTGAAAGTATTGTTATACCTTTCTTTGCTGATTGAGATAATTGCGATTTCATCATCCATTCTTGGACGGTAATGTTTTCATCCACGAATTTATATTTAATGATTGAATACAAAAATATAAAATAGTCTAAAAAGTGGAAGTATTCAGTTATGAATGAAAATAATTTATAATTGGTTTCAAAGAAGTTTCCGTATATGTTTTGGAAATCGTCCTTTGTCATTCCTATGT